TAATTGCATCAATTTCTGTTTTGTTTTGGCTAGTAATTGCTCTGGTGTTGACATCGTGTACCCTCGCTTCCAATGTGGTTTCAGTTGCGTGCGCTTTTGTGGTTTGGCGCATTAATTCACGTTTATTTTCATTGTCTTGCTTAACTTGCTCAATATCTTGGCGCTGCTTCATGGCCAACTGCAAGGCCTGTAACTGCTGGGTTAGCTGTTGAACCTGTGCCTGTGCGTTCTTAATGGCCATTTGCGCTTGCGGTGGTATGTCGCTGTGCTCATCAATATTGGCCAACGGGTTAAGGGTTGCCAAACGGTCTGCAATAACTTCAGCACCGGGGAAGTCCATGTTCCTAAATACCAAGTCCGCAGCAGCGTTAAACAACTGTTCGTTGCCACTTAACAACGGCATCATGGCTTCAACGGCTTCTTGGCGCTTGCTGTTGTAGCCCGGCCCAGTTTCCATTACCACGTCATATTCGCCAACGGTTACGTCATTTAACACGCGCCCCACGGCATCTTTTTCGTTAATGGTAAGTAAGTCAGGCTTGCCATCATCCCCAATAATACGCATGGTGCGTTGGGTGTCGTATATCTTAGGCAACATATTAAGAATAATCTTGCCCACCCGTGAAATAGACTTTGTCAGGTTGTCGTACAAGTCAAAGTTGGTTAGGTCAACCTGTTGCTGTTGGCCTTGCAGCGCCTTACCGCTTACGTTTCCGGGCACTTGTTGGCTCGGGTCATAAATACCTATGATGGTGGCCATGTCCGCATTGATTTCTGCTGCGGCTGCCATTACCCCGGCTGGTGGTGGTTCAGGCTGTAAACGCTGTGGTGCGGGCGCTGGGTTGCCTTCAATGTCGGTTTGCTTGTAGGTTAGGTAAGCCATTGACTTAATGTTGGCTGCTGCCCAGTCAAGCTCGTGCCCTTCGTCTTGCCCTTCGGCCATAATCCATTTGGCTTTAGGTGCCAATGCTACGCTTTCGGTCAGGCTAGTTACCCAGAAGTTATACATACGCTGCGCATCTTTAGCGTGGCGCACAATGCCAAACTTCTTGCGTTTGTCACCAATAACAATCTGGCGCCCATAGACCGGCACAATTGGTATGTCTGTGGTTACCCAGTCTTTTTCCTCTAGCACTTCAATAGCGGTTAGTTTCTTCCACTTGATAGTCTTTTTAACGCTTGGGCGCTCACCCACAATGGTTAGGCCTGAACGCTTAACGCGGTCAAAAAAGTCTTTGTCATCAGCAAAGCGTGCCCGGCCGTCACTTAGTAAGTAAAGCGTGGCTTTTTCGCGCACGGTGTACCAGTATTCGGCAATGCGTATATCTTCCTTGGTAATCCATTCGCTTTGCGTATCCCCGGTGCCGCGTTGGGTAAAACTGGCCGTATCTTGCGCATCAGGGTACATTTCCCTGAATACTTCCTTAGATACCATCATGGTAATAAGGCAACGCTCGGCATCCGAACCGTCAATAGCCACGCTATTTGGATCCCAGTAAACGGTGAACGGGTTTTCTACTGGGTCAATATATATTTCTTGGTCAAAACTATCTTCGCTTTTGTAGCGGTGGTCAACGCGAATGAAGCCCCACCCAGCACGCACGGCAAAGTCGTAGGCTATGTCGTAGGAATTGTCTGCGTTGCTATTAACTTCAATGTGGCGCACCATGCCCTGAATAACTTTGGCTTCGGCAGCATCTTCTACCGTGTTGGTTGCGTGAACCTTAATGCGTGGGCGCTGTTGGCGTTGTTGGTTGGTTACTTGGCGGCAGTACCCGTCTAGCTTATTAATAGTAAGAACGGGGCGCGATTCCAAATTACGGCTATTTTGTAGGTCAACTGGCCATTGATCGCCACCGGAAGCAAACTTAAGGTCTTCCAGCGCTTCTTGCCGGTTCATGGTGTCGGCATCGTTGCAAAACTTTAGGAATTGCTTTGCTTCGTCAATAATCGGGTTGTAATCGCCGTCTTGGTAATCTGATGCCATTTTGTTCCTTAATAATGGCGAGAATATTCGCCATGTAGAAGATTTCTAGCAGATTTTACGGCTTTTTCAGCATTTTCGATAGTATTAAAATAACCTAAACTATTGCTTTTTGCATTTTACCCCATCCAACTTAAAGGTTGGCCATAACTAGGCACTTGTTGCCTTGGCTTGCGTGGTCTAGTTTCTTGTACGCCCAACGCAATATAGCGGAAGGCATCTGCGCCGTGGGAATATTGGTCGTGAAGCGGGTTTTTACTGAACTGCTTTGTGTCTGGGTCTACGTCATATTTGTAGTGGCGTAGGCATTGTAGGCCGTCATAGCAGTTATCCCGGTCAAAATAACAGTTTCTGAACAATGTACGGGCTGCGTTTATACTGTCCACCACGCTAGTTTTTGGAATAATCTTAGTCTTAAACCCAGCATTTCTGACAATTTCTTCAATGCTACGGCCATTAGAACCAATAGTTTTGTTCTGCGCGTCATGGGGTAGCCAATGCGTGTCGTAGACGTAGCCAAAGGTTTGCAGCAAGGCAAGGTAATGGCTTATGGTTTGTTGGCTGTCTTCAATGTACCTTATTAACCGTATTTCTTGGGCTATGAACTGAACTACCCAAATAGCCGTGCTGTCTGCCCAACCCAAATCCCAAACCGTATAACAAGGCTTGGTAGGGTCGTAGCGCACTTTGGTTATGCGTTCTTCCAGTTCGGCCATTTGCATTTCACGGGCAAACACGGCACCGTCAACGGTTTGGCGGCATAACCCTTCCCATACGGTGTTATAGGCTTCAGGGTCGCGGGATTGCAACGTGCGCCGTTCTAGGTCTAGCGTTTCAGGGAACCAAGGATTGTCGTTCCAGTTAATCTTTTGGACTATGGCGTTTTCTGGTTGGTGCTGAATAAACCGTTGGTAAGTAGCATCGCTTTCCAGTTCCGGGTTAAAAGAAACCCATATTTCGCTGCCTTCTTTACGAATGGTAGGAATAAGCACGTCCCAGCTACGGGCAGATACCGTTTGTGCTTCTTCCACCCAGCATACGTCAATACCTTCAAAACTCTTTACGTTGGCCACGTTGTTCTTCAGGCCTACAAAGTTAAATTCGCTGCCGTTTCTGCCCCGTATAGTGCGGTCGGTTATTTCGTAGAAGTCGGTTAGGCCTAAACTTGCTATTTGGTCGCTAAGTAACTTGTGTACCGAATCCCGTATAGAAGTTTGGAATTCACGGGCGCATAGTATGCGTAATGGGTTTTTAGTGGCTAATATTAACAAAGCACGGGCTATCCCCCAAGACTTTGCGCCCCCGCGCCCACCCCAAAGCACCTTGTACCGGCTTTTTTTAAATAAGCATTGCAGCTTAACGGGGAACTCAACTTCCGCTAGGTTGGCCATCTTTAAATACTATTTGGAAACCTTCAATTGCTGAACCGTCAGGGTTGGCCAATTTTGTAGTATTTGTTTCACCCCAGCCCATTTGCGCTTTTGTCCACCAGATCATGGCGGTCGTGTCACCAGCTTGCGCCTTATTAAATAGTGACTTGGCTATGGATGCCGATGCCGTGGCCTTACCAAGCGCTAATTCAGTCCCGTAGTATTTACGCAATGTTTTGTCACTTATGCCAATAAGCGCCCCAATTTGCTCTTGTGGCAGCCCTAATCCCGATGCCTGTTGCACCTGAATTCTTGTCTTTTCGGTTGGTTCGTGTTCTTGCATCTTTTTATAGTCGGAAGATAACTAAAAGTTATTAAAAAATCCTTTGTTATATCAAATACTTACAGTTTCCCGAATTCTTGCCCGGTTTCGGCATGAACTGCTTGTTTTCCGGTAAATTCTTGCCACCGCTTTATTATGACATCACAGTATTTTGGGTCAAGTTCCATCAGTCTAGCATCACGGTTTTGTTTTTCACAAGCAATTAATGTGCTTCCAGAACCACCAAATAAGTCTAAAACCATATCTCCTGCTTTAGATGAATTTGTAATGGCTCTTTCAGGTAATTCCACAGGTTTTTGAGTTGGATGATAATTATTTTTAGATTCTTTTTTTAATTCCCATACTGTTTTTTCATTTGTTGGTCCGTACCAAGCAGGAGAACAACCATTTTTGTGCAAGTACATACATGGCTCAGAATTTGGAATATATTGAGACATAAATGCCCCAAGTCCAGACTTTACTTTGTACCATTGTATTACTGCTCTAAGTTTTAATGGCAATTTGGATAACGCAGCATAAGTCTCAATTGATTTACCGGAGGCATACCAAACATAAAAAGCAGCACCATCTTTAGTATTTGGTATAGCTGCCATTAAAGCGCCATAAAACAAATCGGTTAGATCATCGCCTTCTAAAGTATCAGCAATAATTCCTTTGCGTTTCTTTTGATTATGTCCACCTTCGTAAGATACGCCATACGGAGGATCAGTAAAAACTAAATCTGCCTTTTGATTTTCTAATAAAGTGTCAACTGCATCTATACTTGTAGAATCCCCACACATTAGCCTATGGTTGCCGAGCACCCAAATGTCCCCCAGCTTTGTTTTAGGCTCCTCAGGTATCTCAGGTACGGCATCCTCATCTGTTAGCCCCTCAACCTGTTCTGGCGCTAGTAAGGCGTCTAATTCGTCTTTATCAAATCCTAATAGTTCCAACGCAAAGCCATCAGCCAATAATTCATCCAACTCAATTGTCAATAAGTCTAAATCCCAGTCCGCATTTAACGCCAGTTTATTGTCCGCAATAACCAAGGCTTTCTTTTGCGTTTCGGTTAAATGGCTTATCTCAATGACCGGAACTTCAGCCATTTTTAACTTTCGGGCAGCCATTAGCCTTCCATGCCCCGCAATAATACCTTTTTCGCCATCCACCAGTATTGGGTTCGTCCACCCAAATTCTTTTATGCTTGCAGCTATTTGGGCTACTTGCGCATCGGAATGTGTGCGTGAATTATTGGCGTAAGGGATTAAGTCTTCGACTTTAAACTGCTGGATTTGCATCGGTCGGCGCTTGTTCTACTTTTTGAACAGGTAACTGCTCATTAGCTGTTTTTGTTAACTTTTGGATTAACAATTGCATATCACGCACTTTATGTTCTAGCGCGGTGATGATTAGGTTTACGTCTTGTACTTCGTGTTTGAAATTAAACATTTTTACTCCTAGTTAAAAAAATTGTTGGTTCTGGCCTCCCAGGACTTGCACCTGAAACTAACTATAAGCCAGAGATTGTGGAATTGCACCACGAGCTAATCGTCTTACGACACCAACAAGAATGAGGACTAGATCATTGTTACCTTGTGCACAGGCTTCTCCCCAATCCTCATATTTGTTAGCCCTGCTTGTGTCTTCTTCCCGGGCCTTTTTTAGTGGCTTTTGGGTTCTTTCCTGATCGCCATTTCATGAATAAATGTTCATCCACACCCATAGCGACTAATAAATGTACGGCTAAATTACTCATTTTCTAATAAGTTCAAAATATACAGACAACAATGCGCCAACATATAAACCCAATCCAGCGCCAACAAAAATACAAAATATTTGCCATTCTTCGCTCATTTTTGTTCCTCTAAAATATATTTATTCCACGAATTATTCAAGTTTTCAACAATACTTGCATGATTTCGCACTTCAAGATTTTTGTCATTAAATGGGTATTCTCCATTCCACCCTTCTCCTGATGATCTAAAACCTTCATAAAACCCTTCTGCAAATGCTTTTTCTAAAATCAATTTTAATTCTTCTTCAGTCATTTCTTTTTAGCGTCTTTCTTGGCTGCTTCACGCTTTTCGCTGTATGCTATGGCCACGGCCTGTTTAACGGGTTTACCGGCTTTTACTTCGGTTTCGATGTTCTTTTTAAATGCTTCTTTTTTGGTTGATTTAATTAACGGCATCTTCTGACTCCTCTATAAAACAAATGTCTTGCCATGATAATACTAATAACTTATCGTCACCATCTTTAAAGTTGTGGTATTTTAGATACTCGTCTTTGTAGTCTTTGGCCAACGTGCCGAAATATACCTTATCGCCTACTTTTAAGCCTTCCTCGGCTGCTTCATCCCCCACGGCCACTACATACCCAACCGTGTCCACTTCGGCCGTTTGAACGTACAACGCGCTTTGTATGCGCGGTATTGGCTTAACAATTAGTTTGTCTTTTATGGGCTTCATATACGGGTTACCTTTCTGGGGCGTCCACCCTTGTTTTTCTGTTTTTCTATGGTTACAACTGGTATTTTTGCAAATTCTTCCTCTAATTCGGCATTTGCAACCAAGTTTTCTATTGTGTCTGGCAAGTCGTAATGGGCTAGGGCGTGTTCACCGCACCATTCGCTACCATGCCTATTCTGGTACACCGGGTACCTACGGCAACTTCCTATGTTTAACGTTGGG